TTTCTTTAACCAATTTTTAATTGTAGTTTTTCTTTCTGCATCTCTGCCATATAGAGGATTAATATAGATATTATTATAATTCCAATCTGAATTTAATCCATCAATAGGTAATATGTATTTAACTTTTGCATCAATTATTGAATCTTCATTTGAGCATGGATCTAAACCTATATTATTATTAAAAAATTTATTAATTGCGTTAGCATATTTCTGTGGGGTACACCATGATTGAGTAAGAGTATTAATTTGTCTACCTGCTGTTATAAGAATCACCTCTTGTTATATAGTTATATTTATATTACCAATTAACTAACCCTACCAAACACATTTAACCATTCTTCATTTGCCTTTTTCTTTCTCTCTCCACTAATACCACCTTTACTTCTTCTATCAGTAAGATTATAATTATTATCAGACAATACTATACCCTCAGATAATAAAATTATATTATTATTTTTATACTTCTCAATAAATTTCATATAATCAAATTCAAAACCATATTTAGTAGTTTTATCATATGGAGGATCAATATAAATAATACTATTATTTTCAATATGCATATCATTACAATCACCATAGTATCCCTTAACACCTTCCATACCAAAAGATAATTCTTGTACCCTTTGATATAAAGTATTAGGCATTGGCATCATTGGATTTACAGGACTTCTTCTACTTGATGTTTCTGTAGGCAACCAATAATTTCTAAAACTAGTATTTCGCCATTTATTATTTTTAATCCATATAGATTTACTACCAAATGAACTTGCTTGTAATAATAAAAATATATATGATATATCTAACTGTGTTTTATGTATTAAATTCTTTGATAATTCTTTTATGTATTCTTGAATTTTACTAATATCTTTAGGAACACTATCTATCCAATATTTAAAAATATCCATACTAAATGTTTCATCACCAATTTGCCTCCAAAATAATCCCCAAGGTGAGGCATCGACCATAATTATATTATCTGGATTAAAACTTTGATTAACTAATTCAATTGAAATTGCACCACTTCCACAACACATATCATAGAATTTAATATTTCCACTGTTATTGTTATCATTATTTATATATTGTAAAATTATATCTACTACTTGTTTTGCTATTCTTTGTTTACCACCTTGATAAGCACAAGGTATTGTTAATTTTGCTATAATAACCATCTCCTTAAATATATTTTATTTATTTTATTAATCTGTTGGTCTGATATTATTATAACTGATTGTCGAAGGTGTGTCAATATATTTATTTTTATATTCTGTAAAATATTTTATTTTATTTTATTTAGTGTAGAGTGATATAAAATTTGCACTCTACACTAAATTATTAATTATATTATTAGTAAGTTAATTAATCAACATTTCTGATACAAATGTTATATTACATGTTCAATTACAGACTTTTGCCACATAATATTTAAAATTTCATTAATTCCTTTAAATTCTTCACCCTTTTTAACTCTTACTACATGTAATATATCTTTACCTTCTAACCATTCATTAGAGTAAACATCTTCTTGTTTATTATAAATAGCAATCCCTTCTACAATTCTTCTCATTATTTCTTGTCGTTATAGTAGCGACCTATAAAGTCCATTGAATAATATTTTCACACAACAAAAAACACTCCTTAAAAATACAAGAAGTGCCCTCAATCTATGAAAATATTTAATTATTTTTACTATTATTTATTTTATTATTTATTTTATTATTCTGTAATTTCAATACCTTTAACTCCAAATTGCTTATTTTGTTGCCCCATAAAATCCTTTAAAATATTAAGATTCTCAGGATTAACCTTATTTAAAACCTTTGGTATGTTATTAATTAACTTGTTCATACTCTTCTCATCAGGAATTTTATCAATAAGTTTATTTAATCCTTTTGCAATAATATTCTCCAAACTATTCCCAATTTTAATTTGTTGTTCTAATTCATCTTCTACCATATTATAAATAAAATCTAATTCATCACTATCTATATTTTTAATAATATAATGTAAAATTTTATATTGTGTTAAAAAATCATAATCATCAATAGAATTATCATCCGAAAATATTAAATTTGTATAATTTGTTATCAAAGAAATATCATTAATTAATTTTTTGTTGAAGAAATTTACTTTCATAATTGAATTCTCATCAATTTCAATACAACCATTAATAATATTATCTACGATTATTCTTTTTTCAATAGTAGAGAGGTAAAGTTTAATTTCTACTCCTTCTAAAATTTCTAACATATTTAAAATTTGATTTTCTGGTAATACATTAATTCTCTCTTTTAAAATTTGTATTTGCATAATGATATAAACCTCCGTTTAATTTTATTTTATTTGTTTTTGTATTTATTATATTTTTGTTTTATTTAATTTTTTAACTTTAAACTTACTACATACTAAATCTTTAATTTCTTCCTGAATTCTTCCTTCTTTTGCTTTTATTAAAAGACTACAATTTCGATTATACCTAGTACAACAGATGCAATTAGATTCAAATTGTTCTAATTGAGATATATCTTTAAATATACCTATGTAGTCAGTGTGTGTTATGGTAATTTCAATTCTTGGATCGTTAGAAGTGTAATATATTCTTTGAACTCTTTCGCATAATTGAACATCATCTATCCATACAGAATTAGAATTGCTTATTGCATCTGCCATGCATTTGAAATAATTATTTGCATCCATATCTGTTCTTGGGAAGTAAAAAATACAGTCCATATAATAGTGTTGAAACTTATTTTCCGATTTAATCCAATTTTGAATCTTTGCTTGTTGTTCAACGTATTTCGCAAAACTATTTTGATATTTTGTTGCTTCTACTGTTTTATAACTCATTGCCATTGGTTTGCCGTTTTTTATAACTGCTCTGTAAGATAAATAATGGTTCACTGAGGGAGGTATAGGTGAAACTAATTTTAATACATTTGAAATATAAACCACTCACTTTCTAAATTTAATATAATTATCTCTAATCATAAAATCACAAAAAATAAAACCCTTATATTTCAAGGGTTTCTTCACTCCAAAATTATCATAAATCATCACGAAATAGCGCTTTTGTCATGAAAAATAAAAAATATATAAAAATAACTAGGTAGGAGATATATTAGAATATTAAACTCTAATCCTATCTAGTTATTAATTATATACATATTTTATTCAATTATATCTTACTCAACTACTCAATTAACGCACCTTCGTTAGTTTGGTTATGGTTCAATAGGTGGTTCTTCCCAATCTGGAGGAAAAGAATCTCCCAACCACACATTACCTAAACCTATCATATAATCAATATCAATTTGTACAAAATTGTATATATTTGCCACTCTGCCATCTATCGCGGTTGGCCCTTCTGGATTTAAACCTAAACCAGATGGCATAACCGCACTTTCAATTGCTTCTCTATTCGGGAAAATCGCATACATTATATAACCACCCCATATTCTTTTAGTTCTTTTTTGTGTATTTTATAATTGTCCATAACTTCATAGTTACTTAACCCCCTACCATAAAATAAACCTCGATATAATTTAAATCTTGAATAACTTGCGTTCCATCTTCCCATCCATAGCGACACATTAGGGGCAACTACTTGACCAAGTAATGTATCTACGTTTTGATATTTTCCGTTCAGATATGACGTAATTACGGTAACATTTCCATTGTATTTCCAAGTACATGTATAAGTTAGATTTACGCCATAAAATAGTAGAACTCTGCCTGTTTTTGAGGTATTACCGTTAAAAAGTGTTAACCCGAATTGATTCACGGAACTTACAAAAGTTCGCATTTCACTATTATTCCCTGCATTATGGTCTGAACCTAGAACTCTTAGACCGCCATAGTTATCTATGGTCTTAAAAACAACTTCAAAAGTACCTTCCAATGAAGAAAATACATTAAGAGGTAGTGTAGTATAATCATCTGAATCATAAAATAAACAATTATTCTCCTGTAAAGGGTCTCCTGCATCAACTCCTGTTCCGCTTCCATGCACTCCATGATTACCTTTTCCTGAGAAATCAATAAGTTGTTGTCCTGTTTGACCAAGTGCATACTGTCTACCTGGGAAATAATCAGCAAGTAATCCAGTTTTTGCGATTTCCAATTGTTTCCCTGGTAGAATAAATGAAGGTTGTTTAAATTGTGTTTGCAACATTAAACCAACTCCACTTCAATGCTCACTGATGCACCTTGTCCTGTAATTGCGTCAATTAAGACTATCATGTTTTCCGCACTGTTTACATTAAATTCAAATACCTGGTTAAAACTTTGTCCTGGTGAACCTGACTGTAATAAAACAGTTTGTGCTTGACCATTATACCAAGTATTTTCATTCCCATTTTGAAAAAATGGAACAATAACTAATGATGGAATCAAGCGTAAATCTCCTGATAAATTAAATTTTATATGAGCATATGCTTTCATTTTGCCTATACAGGATATAGCAGTTATTCCAGCAGGGATGTAAGCGTTGTTATATGCAAAATTTACGGAAGTTGAGGCTTGATATGTTCCTGCAACCTGAACATTCACAACGCCTGCGGAACCACCTTCGCCTACAGTCGCGACAGCAGTAATAGCACAACCTGTAGCACGTTGCTCCTCCGTTATTCTCGCAACCCAAAGTGGTGCTGTAGTAGAAGTCGATAACAGAATATCATAATATTCTGCACCAGTTGCCTGCGGAATAGTTATATCTACACTTTTATTCACCGTTGGAGTGACTGTTACTAAAGCAGATACTCCAGCAGAACCATAAGAATTTCCAGGGACAACACCAATTCCATGAGCAACTGCCGTAAGCGAACCTGCCGTTGCTGGTTGGTCTGCTGCAGTTATTGTGATTACTGGAACTTTATCCGCTGTAGTTATATTTGTACGGTGTGCTATTACTGAACCTCTACTACCAGTTATTTTCATACTCCCCGGACTAGCATCAGTGAATATCTCTGTTCCACTTGCATTTTTATTCACTACAGCATTAGTTGTTCCAGGTGTAGTTTGATCAATTCCAAACTTACCGACAATATTATTACCTGTAACTAAACTAGGTAAACTTGTTATTTCTGTTCTTAGAGAATTTGTTCCACCATGTAACAAATCTGTTAAAAGAATATTTTCAGGCAATATTTATCACATCCTTAATATAATTTAATGTTTATTGTATATTATAATTATTTTAAAATTTATTAATTTAAACCCAAACTCTATCAATATTGTTTGTAACTGTGACACTAAATAATAAATTAAACAATCCACCTATTGACATATTATTAATTGGTATGGTAGTATTAATTTGATTATTTATATTTATGTTTTGAGTTAAATTTATTTGTTCATTGTTTCCTAACCAAACGTAATTCATGTTTGTTTATCACCTCGCAGATAATTATTACCTTCAACTAAAGTTTCGAACCTTTAGGAAGAACCAATATTTATTATATTGTATTATTTACCTAATCCACTTGCTGGATCTCGAGTCTAAATGTCTCGTACATCAATTTTGGTGAACCAG